GATTCTGTAAAAGCAGAATATGAAGCACAAGTAGCTGCTGCACGAAAAGAAGCTGCTGAAGCACAAGAAAAATTTAAAGGCATCAAAACTAAATTAGATGATGTTTATAAACAAAAGGAAGAAAAACGAACCAAGGATTTAGAAGAGCAAGGGCAATGGAAAACTCTTTGGGAAGAAGCTAATAAAACAGCACAAGAGAAAGATCAGCAGATAACAACTTTATCTCAACAGTTACAAGAGATGAAAACTACTAATGAAGTTGCATCTACAAAACAAACAGCATTAGCAGCGATTAGCAATCTTGGAGCGATAAACGCAGAACAAATGCTTTCATTGTTACAAGGAAAGTTACAAAAGAACGCTGAAGGTAAAGTTGTTGTTCTTAATGGTGGAGTAGAACAAGATTTAGGCAATTATCTTACAAGTCTTAAAAACCCTGGCAGTGGTTACGAACATCATTTTAAACCTAGTAGTGCAGCAGGAATGGGAGCAAAACCAAGTCCAGTTGCAAACGCTGGAACAGGTCAGGCAAACCCCTGGAAAACGGGCAACCTCACTCAACAAATGCTATTATCAGAACAAGACCCACAGCT